CCAGAACGACGGGCGAGGGCGGAAGTCGATTTGATGTTCTATTTGCAGTCCTATTTCCCGATGACTACGGGGCTGTCACCGTTTAGCGACGATCATAAAAAGGTTGTGTCAATCATTCAGGGCTGTGCGCTTACCGGAGGCCTGTTTGCCGAGGCGGTGTATCGTGGGTTCGCAAAGACGACGATCAACCAGAACTCAGCGCTTTGGGTGGAGAGTTTTGGACATCGCAAGTGCCTGCCCTTGTTCGGCGCGACCGAAGGCGACGGCGCGCGGAACATGGACTCGATAAAGCTGGAACTTGAAACAAACGACCTGCTCCTAGAAGACTTCCCGGAAATCTGCGTTCCAGTTCGTGCCCTGCAAGGAAGGCCGCAGCGGTGCGCTAGTCAGACCTGGAAGGGTCAGCCGACCCACATGGACTGGACCTCCGACCAGATCGTATTACCGACCATCGAAGGCAGTAAGGCGAGCGGCGGAATCATTGTCAGTCGCGGGCTGACTGGGGCGAGCCGTGGGCTTGTGTTCAAGCGGCCGGACGGCGTGAACCAGCGTCCCGATATGTTTTTGATCGACGACCCGCAAACGGACGAATCGGCCACCAGCCCTTCGCAAGTCAATAAGCGGCTCGACATTATTCGCCGGTCCATTCTCCGCTCTGGCGGGCACACTCGGCGCTTAGCCGGGGTGGTGGCCGGAACGGTTCGCGCGTCAAACGACGTGATGGAGCAGTTGCTTGACCCAAAGCTCAGCAAGTCGTGGCAGGGTGAGCGAATCCGAATGGTGCGGAGGTGGGCCGACGAGCATGGCAACGAAGCAACCGCCTTGGTCCCAAAAAAGCTGGGGCCGCTGTGGAGGAAGTATCACGACATCCGTTGCACGTTTGACCGAGACAACCCAAACGACCAGAAGCGGGCATGGCGAGAGGCCACGGATTTCTACGTCGATCATCGCGAGGAAATGGACAAAGGCTGTGTTGTTTCGTGGGAGGGCTGCTTTGACCGCGAGCATGAAGTGTCTGCGATTCAGCACGCCTACAACATCCTGATTGACGACGGACCGGACGTGACGGCAACGGAATGCCAGAACGGAACGCTGGCAGACGAGACGCCTGGCGGGATGCTCACGGCTTCGCAAATCGCTTCAAAGATGAGCGGATACGATCGTGGCATTGTCCCGAAAGAAGCGGCGCACTTGACGGCGTTTATTGACGTTGGCGACCACGTTCTGTTCTACATGGTCTGCGCCTGGACGCCTACATTTTCTGGCTACATCATCGACTACGGGTGGTATCCCGACCAGAAGCGGCTCTATATCAGCAAGCGAGAGGCAGCCAATCGCCTTGGCGACAAATTCGAGGGAGGGCGAGAGGCGGCGTGGATGGCTGGCCTAAAAGAACTGACCAACAGCCTGCTTGAAAAAGCATGGCCGGTTGTTGGCGGTGGTTCCCTGCGGATTAGTAAGTGCCTAGTGGATGCCAACGACGGCGATTCAACCAATACCGTCTATTCGTTCATTCGCCAAAGCGGTCACGCCACCGTTCTGCTGCCTACGCATGGCAGGTATATCGGCGCAAAAGCAGCGCCTATGGTGTTCTGGCCCAAGCAGGACGGCGAGAAGGTTGGCCTGAACTGGCGCGAGAGGCCGCACCAAAAGCGGGCTGCTAGGTATGGCGTTTTTGATACTAACTGGTGGAAGACATTTGCCCACGCCCGCCTCTTCTCCCCCCTCAGCGGCGAGGGGTGTATCTCGCTTTTCTCCACCGACGTTCGCGAGCATCAGATGATTGTCGACCACCTGACCGCAGAGAAGCCGGCAGTTGTCGAGGTGCATGGCGGGCGACGCATAACAGAGTGGCAGGAGCCGCCTCTGGATAGGGACAACGAAGGTTTTGATTGCCTCGTCGGAAACTGCGTTGCCGCGTCCATGCTGGGGGCGGCGCTGCAGAGCGAGGGGCCGGCACTCAGTGGTCGCAAAAAAGTCACCATCCCCGCTCACATGAGGCGTGCATGATTGCGATGGAGCGCAAAAAGTTCGATATAGCCGCGATTCGGAGAGCGCAGGGGATTAAATGCCCGGATTGCCACTGTCGAGACTTTCGCGTTTACGATACGACACCGAAGGGTGGGGCGATTCGGCGAGTGAGGGTGTGCCGGCATTGTGGGCGCGAGGTTGTTACCTGGGAGAGGGCAGAGCAATGAAAGCCGCAAGAATACGACTGACTTCGGTGGCAATTTCCAAGTTGCTGCTACTGCCGGAAGGCGCGGGGGTTGTGTCTGCATTTCAGGACGCAGATGACATGGCGAGTGCCACGTTTTCGCTGGTGATTCGCGGGGCTGGCGTTGACGTTGCCGAGGGATGCAGCATTCCGGTGCTATCGCTAAATGAATTGACTGAATTGGAGGCGATGTGACAGAAAAGAAAACTAAGAAAATCGACACAGACTCAGAATCAAAGAAGTGGTATCGCAAGCGTCGCGATGACATTCGATCTGAGATCGGCAAAGACCAGTCACTGCGACAAACTGTGATTGTTCAACTTGGAAGGTCTGCGCTGCCTGGAAATTTCACATTAGAGGCATATCACAACGACTTTCCGATGCCTCTGGCGGTTATGTGGTTTAATTTCTGCGGACTCAAGCTTATTCAAATCAATAATATCTACACATTCGAGCCAATGCGACGGTGCGGCCTGATGACGCTCCTGCAAGAGACGATGCTTAGGTGGTATCCAGACAGGAACCTGATTACCGGAGCTGGAACGGATTCAGGGCGAGCGTGGATGGTTGCTAATGGGTGGAAGAAAACAGATTCAGGATGGGAGTTGGCGGCAAAATCTAGCAGCAATTGATACCTTATCGCCACATATGGCAAACGCTTCTGGATTGAACTTGAGGTAGTGAATCTAATGCACATGTAGAAGCTGGGGCAGCGCTTTGTCGCTGCACCGCGAATCGGCCGGGAGGCATCCCGCTGAGACGCACTAACGTCGAGCCTTTAGTGGGGCGCGAGAAATCGCTGCCCCATTTTCTTTTTCAGGCTCGATATGCCGGACCTAGACGCAATCGTTGACCAGACCGACGCCAGTTCTGCCAAGCCGGCAGCGGCGACGATCGACGGCAACTCTGTCTCGCAGCACTCGCTTGATTCTCAAATCAAGTTGGAGAAGCACCGCGCCGCCAACGCTCAAGCCGGTAGCTCTACCCGCCTGATTTTCAACAAGATTTCACCACCCGGAGCGGCCTAATGTTCCGGTGGTTGAGCAATCTGTTCAGCGGAGGCAAGTCGCGAACCGACTCCGCACAGGCTGCGCAACTGGCCCGCTCAATCAAGGCTCGCTACGACGCGGCGCAGACGAACGACGACAACAGGCGGCACTGGGGAGGCGCTGACGCGCTTTCCGCCAACGCTGCCAACTCGGCTTCGATTCGCTGCACACTCCGCAATCGTGCCCGGTATGAGTATGCGAACAACTCGTTTTGCAACGGGATGGTCAGAACGCTGGCCTTTCACTGCATCGGGACCGGCCCCCGCCTGCAACTGAATACCGGCAGCGCCGACGCCGACCAAAAGATCGAGCGAGCGTTCCGCAAGTGGTGTAACGAAATCGGACTGGCCGGCAAGCTGCAAACGATGCGGCAGGCCCGTTGCCGTGACGGCGAGGCATTTGCCTTGTTTGTTACGAATCAGCGGCTTCGCGGCCCGGTAAAGTTCGATATTCGGCTGGTTGAGGCCGACCAAGTTGCCGCCTATTACGGCAAATCAAGCGACCCCAACTACGTTGACGGCATCACGCTCGATTCTCTGGGGAACCCAGTTTCCTATGAGATTCTTGCCGAGCATCCCGGCGACACAATTTCGCTTGGAGCCAAGAGCACGACGGTCGAAGCCGACCGGATCGTTCACCTGTACCGAGAGGACCGCCCCGGACAACGCCGCGGCATCCCTGAAATCACTCCGGCACTCCCGCTCTATGCGATTTTGCGGCGATACACGCTGGCGACTCTGCATAAGGCAGAGGTAGCGGCGTTAATGGCACTGTTCCTAGAAACTACCGCCAGCGGCATTGACCCCGCCGACCTGGGCGATCCGTTTCAAGTGCTCGACTTTGAGCGAAACGCGATGACCACCCTGCCTGACGGGTGGAAGATTTCACAGCTCAAGGCCGAAGCGCCGACCGACGCTCACGATTCGTTCTGCACTGCAGTGATGCGAGAGATTGCCCGCTGCCTGGATATGCCACGCAGTATCGCAATGGGCGACTCCACGGGACTGAATTACTCATCTGGCCGCCTAGATCACCAAACATACTTCCGCGCCATCGAAATCGACCGCAGCGACTTTGAGACGCGGTGCATGGATCGCCTGTTTGCGGAGTGGCTGAACGAAGCCGCGCTTGTTCCGGGACTTATCCCAGACGGCTTGCCGCTCGTTGCCGAGTGGGAACACGAATGGCAATGGGACGGATTCGAGCACGTTGACCCACAAAAAGAAGCCTCTGCGGACGAAACGCGGCTTAGGACCGGGATGGCTTCGATTCCCGACCTCTGCGCGAAGCAGGGCATTGATTTCGAGGCGATGCACCGCAAGGCGGCTATTGCACTCGGACTCACACTAGCTGAATACCGCGCTCGATTGGCAGACCAAATGTTCGCCAACGTCAGCAAGTCGGTGATGACAGACGCCTCGCAAGACCAAAACCAAGAGGGGGCAGCCAATGCCGCGTAGCCTCACCGCCGCCGAAATTAAAAAAAACAACCTCGCAACGATCCACGCTGCCTGTGCGGACGATGCGGAGTTTGCTTGGGTTGAGCCAACCGTCGAAGCTGCTGAAGGCGAAACGAAGCTGAAGAAATTCAGCATCACCGCCTACACAGGCGTTCCGGTTCGCGTTGGCTTTGGATACCCGGTTGTTGTTGACTTGGCCGGCATGACCATCGCTGGCGAGTCGTTGCCAATTCTAAAAGACCACGACCCAACCAAGATCGTTGGCCATAGCGATTCACACGACAAATCCGTTAAGCGGCTAAAGCTCACTGGCGTTGTTTCTGGCGTCGGCGACTCCGCGCAAGAAGTCACCGCCCTTGGTGCAAACGGATTCCCCTGGCAAGCCTCAATCGGGGCGAGCATCGAGGAAATGCAATTTCTCGATAAGGGTGAGACAGCAAACGTAAACGGCCGGTCAATCAGCGGACCTGTCTATCTCGCTCGCAAGAGCACTCTACGCGAAACCAGTTTTGTTGCCATCGGTGCTGACGCTGGCACTTCCGGGCGCATTGCTGCCCAACTTCATCAGGAGAAAAAGCAAATGGACCCGGAATTGAAAGCCTTTATTGAGAGCATGAACTTTGACCCGGCGACCTTGAGCGATGCGCAAGTCGCTGGCCTCAAGGCGAGCTTCGAGAAGACGAAGCAGAAGCCGGTTGTCGAGAAGACGCAAACCATCGACGAAATCATCGCCGCGAACGCCGCCGAACATGAGCGCGTCACGGCGTTCAACGAGATCATGGCATCCGCCACGGCTGGCCGACCTCGGCACGAGGTGGACGAGCTGATGAAGACCTACCGCGCCGCCATCGAGGCCAAGTGGGACGTGATGAAGTTTTCGCTGGCGATGAAGCAGGACAGCCGGTTCAACGTCACTATTCACGCGAATGGCGACCGCGATCGATTGCCGACCGCCGAAGTACTCGAAGCGGCTGTTTGCAAGCTCGGCCGCTTGTCGGATGTTGAGAAGAAATTCAGCCCGCAAATCTTGGAAGCGGCCGACCGTCGCATTCGCAAGGAAGGCGTTGGCCTTACACAGCTTTACTTCGCGTGTGCCGAGGCCAACGGCTTCCGTGGCCGCGCTTCTCGCATCACTGAGGAAGTCCAGCGGTATGCGTTCGCCGCCGATGACCCGCGGATGATGATTCAAGCGGCTGGATTCAGCACGCTCAGTATTTCCACCATTCTGTCGAACGTCGCGAATAAGTTCCTCATGGAAGGTTGGAACGCCGTTGACATGACGCCGATGCGCATCGCGCAAATCACGTCTGTTAATGACTTCAAGGAAATCTCGACCGTCAGCCTGACCGGCGATTTGCAATTCGAGAAGGTTGGCCCCGGTGGCGAAATCAAGCACGGCACGCTTGGCGAAACTACCTACAGCAACAAGGCGGACAGCTACGCCAAGATGCTGGCGATTACCTACCAGGATTACCGAAACGACGACCTCGGATCGTTGACCCGCGCCCCTCGCCGCCTTGGCCGCGGCGGAGCGTTGAAGCTCAACGACATTTTCTGGTCAGAGTTCCTGAATCCTTCGACGGCCAACTTCTTCCATACGTCAAACACCAACGTCAATACCGCCGTTGCTGACATGACGATTGGCGGACTGACGGCGACGGAAGTGATTTTTATGAACCAAACCGACCCGGACGGGAAGCCGCTCGGATTGGAACCGAAAATCCTGCTCGTTCCGCCGGCGCTGAAGGCTGCGGCCATCGGCCTGACCGACGCGCAATCGCAGCTCATCACCGGCGCTTCGGCCACGCTGTCGAATGTCAACGTGTTCCGCGGGCGCTTCCGTGTCGAAAGCTCGCCTTACATGGCGAACTCGGCCTACACCGGCTACGACGCTGCGGCTTGGTACATGATGGCCGACCCGTCCGACCTGCCTTTGATCGAAATCGTCGCCCTGGATGGCCGCGTTGAGCCGACCATCGAAACGGCCGACGCGGACTTCAACACGCTTGGCACTCAACTGCGTGGCCACAACCACGTTGGCGTCCGCGTGCAAGAGCCTCGCGCTGCGGTTCGTGCGGATGGTGGTTCCTCGTAATAGACCGAATGAAAAATCATGCGAGTTTTATTTACTCGAAACATCGGTGCAATCGACGCGGCACGTTACGGCGTGCCGTTCGGTCAGTGCCGGACAGGGGACGAGGCGGACGTTAGCCCGCAAGTTTCCGAAGAACTGTTGCTGCGTGGCTTGGCGATGCAAGTCGCCGCCGCGCCGCTTACAGCGGTCGCTGCCATCGCAGAAGAACTACCCGCCACGGAGGCGGATCGTAAGCCCGCTCAGAAACCAAAGGCTGGCCAGAAGCCGGCAGAACCTCACAAGTAATGGAGATTTAACATGCCGGAAGCTAGCTACTACGTTGACGGAAACACGATTGACTTTGCCACGGTTGCTGCCGTTACGGCCGGCGAAGTTCTGCAAGTGCCAGACGGCCGCGCTGGCGTTGTGGTGACGGGTGTTGCCGCAGGGAAAACCGTTTCCTGCCAAATCACCGGCATCCACAAACTAGCCAAGACCGCGAACGAAATCTACGTTCCTGGTCAACGCCTCTACTGGGACGCCTCGGCCAGCAAGGTTACGGCTGTTCCGCCGATTACCGCCGCTGACTACTTCGTGGGCTGTGCCTCAAATGACGCCACGGCCTCTGCCACGGTTGCGGAGGTTGATCTAAACAAAAACTGGGAAGGCAGCATCGACCAAAGAACGGCGACGTTCGCACAGGTTCCGGTCCTCACTGCTGGCGACCCTCGCGGGTACAACGTCGGCGGCGGAATGCGTTTTATCCTGGACGCGACGAACGAAGCGCAGAAGATTGACGCCTTGAGCCATAAGGCCGTGGCGCTCGATTCGGACTGGATTTTCATGGCGGAAGTCGTCATCGACGCGGCCGCCGGTTCAGCGACCGACATTTCGATTGGCGTTGCTGACGGCACCCACGCAACGGATTTCCAGAGCGTTGCCACGCTTTGCACGATTCACGTTGACGGAGCCTCGCAAGACATCCTTGTGCAGTCGGACGACGGCACGACCGATGTTGCCCCGATCGACAGCAATCTCAATTGGACGGCTGCCACGCCTTTCGCGCTCGTTATCGACGGCCGCGACACGACCGACATCAAGATTTATATCAACGGCATCCGCGAGACGGCGACGGGCACGACGCTGGCCCTGGCGGCTGCTGCCAGCGGCTTGAAAGCCTGCGTTCATATCGAGAAGACGGCAACCACAAACGTCGCTGATGTGACCGTTGCGAACATGAAGATTCTGACCGCTGACCTGTAATCCATGTCCAACCTCCTAGCCGATGCCGAGTCCCTAGTTTCCGATGCGAGAAGTTCATACCTCTCGCAGTTGGTAACGATTCGCCGCGGCGGGAAGTCAACGACCGGGGTTGCCGCAACCAAAGGCGGCGACCTCACGGAACTGGATACTGAATTTGGCATTTTGCGGATCGTCGGCACGACGTGGTTCATCAAGAAATCGCTGTACGTTTTTGGCGGTGTCGAATGTGAACCAACGAAGAACGATGTGATAGTTGCGGCCAATGGCGCGGAGTATCGAATACTCCCAACCAGTGGCGAAAAAGAATCTCGTGCGTCGGGCCCGCAAGGACTCGACTGGCGAATTTTTACGAAGCGTGAGTCGCTACCCGACTAATGGCCAAAGCCACCATCGTTCAACTCGCCGACGACGTTGTAGAGCAACTGAATAAAAAGCAGGGAGGTTGGGCTGTTTCGTTCCAGGCGGAGCGGAAGTATCAGCCGAAGGCAGAACTCGAAGCGTTAGACACGCTGAAGGTGACAGTGATGATGGCCGCCGACAGGCCGTCACCAGACAACCGAACCGACTGGGCACACGAATACGAAATACACATCGGGTTTCAGT